TTGGCTACAGTCACCAGAAGCGGATACCCAGGGAGTTGCTGGCGTGCGGGACGGACGTGTTGCGTGTTTTGCTGGATGCGTTGTTTTTTGGCGATGGTAGTCGGAACACGTACTACACGAGCAGCCCGGGGTTGGCGGATGACGTGGCGGAGTTGGGCGTTCGTCTGGGTCATTCGGTGTATATAAACGAGCGTCGTGGCTCGTGGGAGATATCCTTGACGGGTCGTAGCGTGGTGAATCTTCGGACGGGGAATCGGATTTACGCGGGTCAGAATCAGGACAGTCATGTGAATTGTGAGCGTCGTGATTTTGACGGCGAGGTGTATTGTTTGACGGTTCCTGAGACGGAGACGTTTTTCATTCGTCAGGGTGGTTGTGTGTGGTTGAGTGGGAACAGTGGTCACAGTTGGGTGAAGCATCGTTGGCGATTGCCGGTGGGTCGGGGTCGGATGGTGAGTGAGATCATCGAGGACTCATTGGACAAGAACGGTGACGTTGAGCCGCCGCGTGTTGCGGTGAAGGGGCACATCAAGGAGAACCATGTTTTGTTGTATGCCGATCCGGGCTACATCGACCGGATACGGAGTGCGGCTCGGAATCATGCGGAGCTTGAGGCGTGGCTGAATGGTTCGTGGGACATCGTGGCGGGTGGGATGTTCGACGACGTATGGGATCGGAACGTGCATGTGTTGCCAGCGATTCCGTTGCAGATGATTCCCGAGGGTTGGCGGATTGATCGGAGTTACGACCACGGTCAGAGTAGGCCGTTCAGCGTGGGTTGGTGGGCTGAGAGCAACGGCGAGCCGATTGAGTTGAACGGCAAGCAGTACGGGACGGTTCGCGGGGACTTGATTCGGATTGCGGAGTGGTATGGTTGGACTGGCGAGCCGAACGTGGGGATGCGGATGTTGTCGAGTGAGATAGCCCGTGGGATGCAGGAGCGTGAGCGTCAGTGGGGGATTGAGGGTCGTGTGAAGATTGGTGTGGCGGATGGTTCGATTTTCGACAATTACGAACCGGGGCTGTCTGTGGTGGGCGAAATGCGTAAGCAGGGGGTGGACTGGTACGCGGCGGACAAGAGTTCGGGGAGTCGCAAGCAGGGGTGGCAGCAGATGCGTGAGCGGATGAAGGCGGCGTATCCGGGGAAAGAGGGGGTGCGTGAAGAGGCGGGTTTGTTTATTCTTGAGACGTGTGACCAATTCCTGCGCACGGTTCCGGTATTGCCAAGATCGGATCGCGACCTGGATGATGTTGACACGGACGCTGAGGACCACATTGCGGACGAGGTGCGATACCGGGTTCGTTTCAAAACCAGACGGGTACGTCGAGGTAGCTGGAAATGAAAAAAGCCGGACCAGACACGTTGTCTGCTTCTTACACCCACATGGCTCCTTTGTGGGACAAGGTTACATCAGTGCTCGGCGGGACCGAGACGATGCGAATGGCGGGCACGACCTACTTGCCACAGCACGACCGCGAGAGCAACGCGGCCTACGACGAACGGCTGGGTCGCACCATTCTGGTGAACACGACGGAGCAGACGTTGAATGGTTGGGTGGGCCGACCATTCAGCAAGCCGATGCAGGTCAACGCGGATGTTCCGGGTGAGATTGGTGGTTTGTTGAATGACGTTGATCGTCAGGGCAACGACCTCGACGTGTTTTGTCGGAATTGGTTTCGGGATGGTTTGTCGAAGGGTTTCAGTCATGTGTTGGTGGACTTTCCGGCGTTGGCTGGCGATGGCCCACGAACATTGGCCGATGATCGAGCGGCGGGGCTGCGTCCCTACTTTGTTCATTTACCGCCGGAGAATGTGATTGCGGCCCATGCGGAGATGGTGGAAGGCGTAGAGACTTTGACTCATGTACGGGTACATGAGCAGGAAGTGGTGCGTGATGGTTTTGATGAGGTGGTCGTTGATCGGATTCGGGTTTACGAGCCTGGTCTGGTCGAGGTGTATGAGAAGCGTGGGACGAAGGGTCGTGAGGAGTGGGTGGTTGTCGAGAGCTACAACTACGACCTGCCGTACATTCCCATCGTGACGTTTTACGCCCAGCGTGAGGGCTTCATGATGAGCAAGCCTCCGCTGCTTGATCTCGTGAACATGAACATTGCTCATTGGCAGAGTCAGTCGGACCAGACGGCGGTATTGACGGTGGCTCGTTTTCCGATGTTGGCGTCATCGGGAATGATGGACGACGACGAGGTGGTAGTGGGTCCGAATCAGTGGTTGGCGACTCGTGATCCGCAGGGTCGGATTTATTACGTTGAGCACAGCGGCAAGGCGATCAACAGTGGTCGACTGGACCTGTTGGACCTTGAAGAGAAGATGGCGAAATACGGGGCTGAGTTTTTGACGAAGAAGCCGGGTCGTCAGACGGCAACGGCGCGGGCATTGGATTCAGCGGAGGCGATCAGTCCGTTGCAGGACATGACGCACAGGTTTGTGGACTCGGTCAATGTTGCGATGCAGTATGCTGCCGACTGGATGGGGTTGGGGTCTGGTGGCACGGTCGATTTGAACACGGACTTTGGTTTGAGTGGGTCGGACGGTGGTGCGTTGACGGCGTTGTCGAATGCACGCCAGAGCCGAGACATTTCGCGTGAGACGTACTTGCGTGAGTTGCAGCGTTACAATGTTCTGGACAGGTCATTTGACATCGAGTCGGATGGTGAGATGCTTCGTGACGAGCAGTCACTGGCCGGGCTATCGACTCAGGTCTTAGTTGAGGAAGACGAAGATGAAAGTATTCAGTAGGGGTGTTGATCCCAATCAGCGTCAGGCGATTGCTGAGGGTTCCGCAAACACGGCGACAACGATCACGATCGCTGCGGACGCGAACGAGTTCTGGGTTCTGGATCAGGTGACGTTCTCGGGCAGTGTTGATCCCGACGCGGACGTTACGCTGACGATTACTTTCGGTTCGACGGTGGTTTTCAAGCACTTCATCACTGCTGGTGGTGTGGGTCCGATCGAGCTGGGCGGTCTGGCGACTGGCGATAAGAACGAAGCCGTAACGATCACAGCCGCAGCGGCTGGGACCGGCAAGAAAATAAATTTGAGCGTCATATACAGGTAAAAAAAAATGCCATACGAAGACACAGGTTTGGGCGGAACTTCTGGGTTGAGTGGGGTGGTTGCAACCCACGACGAGTCATTGGTTTCTATCCTTCGAGAGAAGAAGAGGGCTGGTCGGGATGTCAATCTGGTGACTCCCTTGGCGGGCAAGGGATATTGCTTTAGTCGGTGGAAGAAGAGTCTGGCGAAGCTGCCAATGGAGCGATGCCATACGCTGGTGTACGACAACAGCAACAACGTGCGGTTCAGCAGCAAGGTGGACCAGTTCTGCAAGAGCGAACTGGATTCTTACACGCTGGTGAAGGACACGAACTCACGATGCAGTCTGGAGCAGAGTCGCGACTGGGTAAGGGTGGGCAATCGTTGTCGTGCAGTATACGGTCAGATTTACAACGATCTGGTAGATCATCGCAGACCGTTGTGTTTGAATCTGGAAGACGACATTGGCGTTCCGGCCAATGCCTGGCAAAAGCTGTACGCCCAAATTCAGACGGATGGTGTGGGTACTGTGATTGGTCAGTGCAATGATCGTCGTGCCTATGTGGACTCGGGAAGAAAGCTGACGATTGCCGTCAACTTCAAGGTGGACGAGATCATCGGTCAGGGCGGCAGTTTGAGCGTGGAGACCTGCCCCGTAACAGTTCGGGACTTTGGAGTCGACCAGATCGGTGCGGGCCACATGGGATTGTGGTTGACCAAGACGGAAACTATCCGCGAGTTGGGCATGGGTCATCAGTTTGGTGATTTGCGGGGCAATGACATGAACTGGGGTCTGGCGATCAACCGGGCCGGTTGGAAGTTCGCGGTGGATTGGTCCGTTAAGCTGGATCACTATTTCCAGCAGGACGGCAAGGTCTTGAGTGTCTAAGTGGATGCCAACCAGCAATATCTCGATCTTCAGTTGCGATACCAGCACCGGCTTCGTCGACTGGCGAGCCGCATACTGGGTCGATCCATCGAGCTGGTTTCGCTGTCGGACAAAGAGCTGTTGCAGCGTATGCGAAGAAAGCTGCCGGTGCTTCGGCGGGGTAAGTTTGACTTTGCGTCGAGGCGGTATCTTGCGTTGATGGATGAGTTGCGTCGTCTTCGGGAACTTCAGCTCAGGCAGGCGTGGGAAGAATCCCAGAAAGAGATGAGGGAGTTCGCTCGGGCGACCCAGGACAAAGAAGAGGAGCGGACGTTGGTTGCTCTTCCGGTTAAGGTTCCGGTCCAGCGGGTGGCCCCTAAGATCGTGCTATCAGTTTTCGAGGAGCCTTTTGCGGGCGGCCCCGTTGAGGCAAGAACCTTTCCTCAGTGGCTAACCTCTATTCAGACTGCCGACTTTGATCGAATCGAATCTACTGTCCAAGGGGGTCTGCTCCAGGGTTTTGCGGTGACCGAGATAATTCGGGCACTGGCCGGGACAAAGAAGAAAAAGTATTCGGACGGCGTTCTGGCGAACACACGAAGGAACTTCCAGGCGGTTCTTGGGGCTGGTATCACTCACGTACACAACCGGGTATCGGAAAGGCTATGGGAGAAAAACCCGAACATATATCGCTACATGCAGTGGGTCAGTGTGTTGGACGGACGGACTTCTGCTGTTTGTCGTGCGAGGGATGGCAAATTCGCTCCGATCGGGGACAATGTACTGCCAAAGGGTTTGCCTCGTTTGGTTCCGCCGGAAGTTCGACCCCCAGCTCATCCGAACTGTCGTTCGATTGTGGTGCCTGTGTTCGATGCCAAAGGTCTTGCCGGAATCGTGAGTGAGCGGCCATTTGTTCGGGAGACGGCAAAGGACGAATACAAGAAGATCAATTTCCGCCAGCGTGCCAGGAACTCATTGGGATCTGGTGTGTGGAAAGGGATGACGGAGCAGCAGAAGCAGAAAGCGATTGACGCGGTACGGGATAAATGGCTGTCGGATCGAATTGGAACGGTCCCGGCAGATTTGACATACGACGGCTGGCTCCGTGGTCAGCCTGTAGAGTTTCAAAATGAGGT